GCAACTTCATACGCAACAACAGGCACATTCTAAACAACTAACAGAAAAGGGCTAACATGGCAAAGTTAAGAATAGTAAGGGTGGATGGTAGCGATACCACTCACACAATCACACCAGCAATAGAGTTTGCTTTTGAAGTCTATGCAAAGAAAGGCTTACACAAAGCCTTCCGCGAGGATGAGAAACAGACTGACGTATATTGGTTAGCCTGGGAATGTATCCGTAGATCGGGAGAAACTGTTAAGCCTTTCGGCGCAGATTTCTTAGAAACGCTTGTGCGTGTGGAAGTTCTTGATGATGACCCTTTGGACTAACTAGGGATTCCCTTCACTACCTCATTGCACGAATGAGCCTAGAGACGGGAATTCCTGCACAATCCTTTATTGACATGGATGTGCGAATGTTCAAGACTTATTTAATGGCTATGAAGGACAGGGCGAAGGAGATTAAGGATGGCAACAACGCTAAAAGGCGCTAGCCAACTCCAGACTGCACTTCGCAAGTTTGAACCTGATCTAGCAGCTGAACTACGCACCGAAGTTGCTGCCCTATTACAGCCTATTGTTAAAAAGGCTCGCGGTTATATTCCATCAGACTTTACGCCTTCTAATTGGCGTGGTGAAACTAAAACTGGTAAATGGCCTATTTATAACGCAACTCTTATGCGTAGAGGTATTGGTTACAAAACTACGCCAACTAGGCCAAACAGACGTGGCTTCTCTTACGCAGCTTCTATTCATAACAAAACTGCTTCCGGTGCTATCTTTGAAACTGCTGGCCGTAAGAACCCAGGCGGCAGGCAGAAAGCGCCTAAGGGCACACCTAGAACTAATAAAAACTTTAGCCACTCAAACAACCCATTAGCAGGATCACAATTTATTTCAGCATTAGATAATGCCAGCCCATTAAAGCAAGGCAATACACGCACAGGCTCAGGCCGCCGTGGTCGCTATATGGTTGGCCGTTTAATTTATCGTGCATGGGCTGAAGATGGTGGCAAAACCAACGCCGCAGTTATCAAAGCCATAGAAGGCGCAGCCGCTAAGTTTAGAACAAGGGTAGGTCGATAATGGCAACAACAGACTTAATGGTCGGCATTGGTGCCGAATACAAAGGCAAGGCAGCCTTCAACAAAGCCAACAAGGATATTTTTGGTTTAACTAAAGCCGTAAAAAGCCTAGCGGCCGGATACGTTGGTTTGGCAGGTGCGCAAAAGGCTTTCCGTTTAGGTCAGCAATCACTTAAAGCGTTTGTTGAAGATGATGCGGCAGCAGCACAACTTACTAAGACCCTTTCAAACTTAGGTTTGGCCTTTAATAGCGTTGATGTTGAAAACTTTATTAACAAGACCCAGCAAGCCACAGGAGTGCTAGATGATTTCTTGCGCCCTGCTTTCCAGTCTTTGCTTATCGCAACACGAGATTATGCTCAGGCTCAAAAACTTCTCAATCTATCTTTAGACATATCAGCTGGAACAGGCAAAGACGTAGCCGCTGTCAGCGCAGCGTTAAGCAAGGCTTATCTAGGAAACTACACATCACTTACTAGACTTGGTGGCGGTATCAGCAAAGCCACCGTTGCATCCGGTGATCTAAACCAAATCATTGCCAGCTTAAGTGCTAACTTCAGAGGCGATGCGGCAGCAGCCGTTCAGACCTATAAAGGCCAGTTAGACCTTCTAAAAGTATCAACTGAGAACGCTAAAGAAACTATTGGCGAAGGTTTGGTCATCGCCCTGTCTAACCTGTCAGATAACAACATTACAAACCTTAGCGATGCCATGGATGACTTCTCGACATCTATTGCTGAGGTAATCGTAGGCATTAGCGTAATGATTGAAAAGATTAAGTCTATACCTGGTGCTAACCTGCTCAAAGGCTTGTTTAGCCTTCAATCTATTCCGGTGGTTGGTTCTTACCTAGAGTTTTTCAGAAAAGCGGGCAAGGCTGAAATTAAGTCTGTTCGTAATTCAAAGAAGATTGTTGAAAATACTAAGGCTACTAGCAAGGCAACAACAACAATAGTATCTAATACTAAGAAATTGACCGCTGAGCAGACAAAACAATTAGCCTTGAAAAAGGCTCAAAATGTTTTAGAGGCATCTTCTAAAATCTTTGACATGGATTTAATCCAGAATACAGCTGCGCTTCAAGGCAAAGTAACTGAAGATGAAACCCTTAGACTTAAACTTCAACGCGAAATTCTTTTAGGCAATGCAGATGCCGCTGCCAAGTTAGCCCAAGAACTTTTATCAGTTCAAATAGCCGCAATTATTGCTGGCAATGTTGATCCTTTTGGTCAATTATCAGATTCAGTATTAGAAGCATTACGCAGCGTAAGACAACTGCGCACCGAACTAGAACTCTTAGGTTCACCAAAGGTTAAAACTCCAGCTCAGATTCTGGCTGAGGATTACCAGGATGTTTTAATCAACATGGCAGACCCAAGTTTTGACCTAGCAATGGCAGAAACTAGAGCCTTTTTAGATTCTTTAAAATCTACTCCTAGCAGCAATATGGATTTGAATTATCAAGATGCCTTCTCTCGGCCTAACGCAGATCGTGGATTTACTCCTACCGAATTACGCATATTTATAGACCCAACAGCTGCTCAATATGGCATAGGCGTGGCCTCAGTCAATAACTCAGCCAATGGCAACAGCAACAATTACAGCACCATCCAAAGTTTTGCAGGCGGTTTGTAGTGGCAACACCTACCCTAGTTGTTACCTTCGACTTTAGTTCGGGAGCCGTATTCGGTTACCCGTTTATAATTGGCGAGGGTGTATTAGGGTTTAACACGCTGGCAGACCAAGCAGCCGACACAATAGACATTTCAAACCAAGTTAGTAGAGTTGCAATCAGACGTGGATATAACCTGCTGCAAGAGGAATTTCAAGCTGGCACAGCCACAGTCAGAGTATTAGATCAGAACGGCGATTGGAACCCAACTAACCCATCTTCACCTTATTTTGGCAAGTTAGTGCCTTTGCGCAAGGTGCGTATCTCAGCAGATGACGAGTTTCTATTTTCAGGCTACACAATCGCATATAACTACACATGGGACAAAGAGCAGAACATAGGCTATGTAGATATAGAACTATCAGATGCTTTCCGCTTGTTCAACATGTCCAACATAACCACCGTTACAGGCGCAACCGCAGGTGAGACCACAGGCAACCGAGTAACAGACATCCTAGACACAATCGGCTTCCCTGCATCCATGCGTGAAATTGAGGCTGGTTCAACCACAGTCCAGGCAGACCCAGGCACAGCTCGGACATCACTACAAGCAATAAAAAACATGGAGTTTAGCGAGCAGGGTGCGTTCTACATTAAGCCATCAGGCAATGCTGAGTTCTTGTCCAGAGCATCTATTCAGGCTAAGTCCGGAGTCAATCCGACATTCTTTTCTAATGACGGCACTGGCATTTCCTACCGCAACATAGTTACTGCCCTAGATGACAAATTGATTATCAACCAAACTTCTATTACTCGTGCAGGCGGCACAGCTCAGGTAGCCAACAACACGGCCAGCCAGATTAAGTATTTCCCACATTCTTACACAGCTACAGACTTACTAGTGCAGACAGACGCACAGGCTCTTGACATAGCCCAGGCTTACACAGCGACACGGGCAGAAACCACTCTACGGGTTGATGCCCTTACTCTTGATCTAAACACAGCCGACTACGCAGCAGGCACAACAGCAGCCCTGACCCTAGATTTTTTTGACACCATCAGGGTAAAGAACGTAGGGCAAGACGGCACAGTTATTGACAAAACTTTGCAATGTATGGGAGTGAGCCACGAAATTACTCCCGGCACTTGGAATACAACCTTTGTAACAAGTGAGCCAATCATCGACAGTTTCATCATAGGCAGTTCTTTATACGGTATAATCGGCACGTCAGTAATGACTTATTAAGGGGTAATAAATGGCAACAGGATTTCCAGCAAGCACCGGAGACGTCGTTTCTGCAAATATGTGGAACGGCCTTGTAACGTTTGACGTAGAAGCCGATAAGACAGATGACTACACGCTAGTCCTCAATGACAGTTACCAGAATTTAGTGCCGATGAACAAAGGCACAGCAGTAGCCCTAAAGATTCCTACTAACGCCACAGCTGCAATCCCAGTAGGCACAGTCATTACAGTATTAAACAAAGGTGCTGGTCTTTGCACGATCAGCGCAGTTACCTCAGGCACAACCACAGTTCTTTCAGCCGGGGCAGTAGCCGCATCCCCTACCCTTGCACAATACAAAACCGCTGCTTGCATTAAAACTGCCGCAGATGTTTGGTATGTTGTTGGAGCAATAGGATAATGATTGGTAATGCAATAACAGGAGTTGTAGCATTTGGAGAACCAATACCATTTACAGTTGATTACCTTGTTGTAGCAGGCGGCGCAGGTGGCGGTAGAAATCTTCCAGGGAGTTACAGAGGCGGTTGCGGCGGCGCAGGTGGTATGCGTTGCACAGTTGACGGAACTGGTGGTTCTGGTTCTTTAGAAACTGCGCTAACCATTTTGTTAAATACAAATTACACAGTTACAATTGGCGCAGGTGGAACAAAAGCCACTTCATCTGTGTCTGGAACAAATGGTGCTAACTCAGTATTTGCAACTATAACCTCAACAGGTGGCGGTGCTGGTGGTAATTCAGCAACAACTGGTTCAGGAACTCCTGGCTTTAACGGAGTTGCAGGTGGTTCGGGTGGCGGTGGTGGAGTTGGCAACGCAACAACAACCGGCGGTGCGGCATCTCCCTCTGGACAAGGTTTTGCGGGTGGAACTGCAAACAGTAGCGTACCGGGTGGCGGTGGTGGTGCTGGTGGTGCTGGTGGAAATAATAATGCCGTAGCAGGTGTAGGAAGAGCAACTTCCATTAGTGGATCATCCATTACTTATGCCAAAGGTGGTTTTGAACAAACAGCAGACGGCGCAGCCAATAGTGGTGAAGGCGGCGGCTCTCTTACTTCTCAAAATGCTGCTCAATACGCTGGCGGTTCAGGCGTTGTAATACTTCGTTATTCCAATGCAAAAACAATTACAATCGGTGCAGGTTTAACAGGTTCGACAACCACAAGCGGTGCAAACAAGATTACAACAATTACCGCTGGCACAGGAAATGTGAGTTGGGCATAATGGCACACTACGCGTTTTTAGATGACAACAACATTGTAACTGAAGTGATTGTTGGCATAGATGAAACTGAACTAATTGAAGGTTTAGATACCGAAACTTGGTATGGCAACTTTCGAGGCCAAGTCTGCAAACGCACTTCATATCATGGCAATATACGCAAGAATTATGCTGGAGTTGGCTTTGTTTATGATTTGACGAGAGATGCTTTTATTGGACCAGAACCAGAGGATGCTATTGGTTTTGATGAGGAAATTTGCCAGTGGATTACACCAGAACCGGAGTTCCTAAGTGAAACCCCGATTGAGTAAAAGCGCAATTCAGCTGCGTGAGCAAATAGATGACACCTATCCGAACCGCGACCGTAGAACTGACGGTTGGATCGGAGACGCTAAGCATGACAGTAAATCAGATCATACGCCTGATGCTCAGGGCTGGGTTCGTGCCCTTGATATTGACTCAGACCTCACAGACCACAAATCTGAAAGTATCTACTTGGCAGATCAGATTCGTGCATATGCGAAGTCTGACCCTGCTAAACGAATATCTTATGTCATTCATAACCACAAAATTGCTAGCCGAATCCTTAATTGGAAATGGCGTAAATACAGTGGGTCAAACCCACACACCAGCCATATCCACATCTCCTTCAATAAAGGTAAGGCTGACACGGATGGTTCTTTTTTTGAAATACCTATGCTAGGAGGCAAACAATGAAACACCCACTATTCCTAACCGCAGGTGCGTTCTTGTCAGCTTGGGCTGCAAGCAACTTCTCACTTGATTACCGCGCCGTGTTATGGGCAATCCTTGCCGGTGTCTTTGGATATGCAACACCTAAAAAATAACAACTAACAAAAGGATCATAAAATGACAATTTCCAGCGCACAATACACAATCACCACAACACGATCTATCATCGTGGCCAATGACTCAGCAGCTGAGGAAGTTCACTTACACGCAACTAACGGCAAAATCTATATTGGTGGCGCAGATGTAACTACTGCCAATGGATATGAGATAGACGCTGGAGACCAAGTTGTGCTGCAAAACCACACCAACGCTATTTACGCTATTGCTGCCGCTGGCACGCACGCAGTATCTGTCCTGGTTATTCAGAAATAATGCAAACGCAAGACTGGGCTGCCCTCAGCGTCAGCCTAGTAACTATTGTTGCGGCTTTTGTAACATCAGTCCGTTGGCTTGTTAAGCATTACCTAAGCGAACTCAAAACAAACGGCGGGTCATCTTTACGCGATAAGGTTGATAGATTAGAAGTGCGTGTTGATACCATTATAGAAATGTTAGATAGGTAACACTTATCCTATGGCACGCAGAAAAGTCATAGACGTTACTGACTACTCAGCCCTGGATCAATACTGCATCGGCCTCAATGAGTATTACAAGTCATTACGCAGAGCAGGGTTTAGCTGCGATCATGCGCTTTATATGATTACTGCGCCACAAACTTATCCAGCCACAATCTTGCCTAGTCCTAACTGGTTGCCAGACATGCCAGATTACTTTGATGACGAGGATGAGGACTAACCTTGAAAATAGTCGTGATAAGTGATCTACAAGTTCCCTTTCACAACCCAAAAGCAGTAGCCAACGTAGCAAAGTTTATTAAGAAGTTTAAGCCGGATGAGGTTCTTTGTGTCGGTGATGAGATTGACTTTCAAACGATTAGTCGCTGGAGTTCAGGCTTTGATGAACACTCCAAGACCATCGGAGCAGACCGAGACATGTGCGTTGATGTCATGTATGACTTACAAATCACACAGCTCTCACGATCAAATCACGGAGCGCGGCTCTTTAACGCCCTTTCTACTAGACTGCCTGGACTGATAGGCGCACCTGAGTTAGAAATAGAAAACTTTCTTAAACTGCCAGAATTAGGCATTAAGTATCATAAGAAGCCTTACGAGATTCCCGGCACTAACTGGATTATGGTGCATGGCGATGAGCAGAGCACAAAGCCACAAGGGGGCATAACAGCCCTAGAAGCCGCTAAGAGACATGGAAAGAGCGTAGTCTGTGGACATACACACAGGCAAGGAATATCCTCTTATACGCAATCCTCAGGCGGTTTAGAGGTATCTAGGTTAGTAGGCTTTGAAGTAGGTCACATGATGGATACACGTCAGGCTTACTACACCAAAGGCACGTTTAACTGGCAGGCCGGATTTGGTGTCATATACACAGATCGTAAGCGTGTATTGCCAATAGCCGTTCCTATCGAGAAGGATGGCTCTTTCCAATTTGATGGCAAAGTCTATGGATAAGCCTTGTTGTGGCGAAGAATGGCTGGGTTTTGAGGATGATTTTATAACAAAATCGTTACACAAATATGCTTGCATGAGGTTGAAATAGCCTGAATTAAGTGCGACCCTTTAGGTGTTGGCGAAGCACAGTAGCCAGCGAGAAGGGCTACAAATGGACAGAACTGAAACCCTAGATGCATTAGATGACTTAATGCAGACTATGACTAATCTAGGTAATGAGGATCTAGCAAAGGTATTTCACAACCTTTACCTAGAGATTGAAATGCTGGACTTCTCAGCTGTTGTTGAATCTACAATCGACCCAACAGCCATGATTCGCAACAATTACATGTGTGGCTTTTGCCATCTGCCAATGGCTCCAACTCACTGCTACGGGTGTGGCCGTTATGACGGTGCAATGACATCCGCTGAATATGCAAAGTTTGTGGCTGCATAATGAACCTAGAATACTTTGAAGTTGTAGGCTTACTAGCCATTACTCCACTAGTTGTGTTTGTTGCATACTGGAAAGGCTACAACAAAGGCAAGCGAGAAGGCTGGCATGCTGGCCGTTCCCTATTACGCATCCCGGTTCGCAATGATCGCTAAAGAAATCCTACAAAGTGCGACAGATGTTATCTGCGACAGAGGTTCGATTTACGGACATCCTAGGATCAACCAAACAAGAATTGCCATGCGGTTGCAGCAGCTACTCGACACGCCAGTTCAAGATTACCAAGCATGTTTGGCACTCGTTGAAGTTAAACTCGCAAGAATCCAGGAAAGTCCTCACTATATCGACAGTTATATTGACGCGTGTGCATATATCGCACTTGCGGGGATGCTTGCAACGGAGGTTGAATTAGATGGCATTTAATTTAGATAATTACGAGACAGTAGAAGTTAGGTTAGAAAAGTTTATTAAGGACTGGCCAGACTTCCGCATTGACACAGAATTGGAGAGTTTTGCAAATGATAGATTTATTGTTAAGGCTTACATATACCGGACTTTTGCGGATGGTGTCGCGTTTGCAACGGGATACGCTGAGGAAAAGATTTCTGATCGCGGTGTTAATGCAACTAGCGCGTTGGAGAATTGCGAGACTAGCGCGATTGGTCGCGCACTTGCAAACGCTGGTTACGCAGCTAAAGGTAAGAGACCAAGCCGCGAGGAAATGGGAAAAGTCGCTAGAGTAAAGAATGATTTGGCAAGCGAAGCAATTGCAAATGCACCCTTAGCAATTAACAACACCTGGGATGAGTTTGTTAGTGAAAAGCCAATACAACCTGTTGTAACTATCGGCGAAGCTGCTGAGTTAGTGCAACAAGCATTTGGCGAATCAGAGCCGATTCCAACATGTTTTCATGGAGAGCGAGTAATCAAGAGTGGCGTATCTGCATCAGGTAAACCGTGGCAAGGCGCAATGTGCGAAGTTAGAGGCGCATCGAAAGGCGATAGATGTCCAGCAATTTGGTATGTCATGAGCAAAACAACAGGCAAGTGGAGATTACCGGAAGGAGTTGAATAAATGGGATATGTAGAGATAACTAGACCAGATGGCACTAAAACTTTGCTAGGAGAAGTGCCAGTTCTGATCTGTCAGATGTGTAACGAAATGCCGCACTTTGATGATTCTGTGCGAATCGTAAGTATAGCGCCAATCCAATGGCAATGCGAGAAATGTCGCGCTGTTAATGGCTAATCACAGAAAACACAGGGGCTACAAAACACAATCCGTCGTAGCCGCCTGGTTGAAGCAATGGTATCCCTATGCCGAATCTACTGGGGCTGGTAGGCAAGGCGAAGATATAACAGGGATACCGTTCTCAATAGAAGTCAAGGCACGCTCAGACTTTTCGCCTTTAGCCTGGATTAAACAAGCTAAGAGCAACAAAGATGGTAAACTAGCCTTTGTAGTTAGCCGCTGTAATGGACAGGGCGAGAACGCTGAGGAGTATTTAGCCTTCATGCGCTTAGGGGATTTAATGAATATCCTACAAACATACGCAGCTAATCAAGAACCTCAAAGATGCAAACAATGTGGATCATGGATAAACACCATGTGCCGCACTTGCCAGATTGCAGGAATAAATGCCTAGATATGACTACGGCTGTGATACATGTGCAGCTATATATGAAACTACTGACAACCCTGAGAGTATCTATTGCTCATGTGGGGGAATGATGACACGCATCTGGACTGCACCGGCAGTCGTATTTCGTGGGAAGGGCTTTTACAAGACCGATAACCGTTAAGCGAATTGTCTCAATATATGAGATGACACGCCGATAGGAGACGCTCAAATGTTTAATCAACTTGACAAGGCCATTACACTTAACTTGCTAAAGTGCTTCAGGCACTTCGCGCAAGCCGCAACGCGGATCGCTTGCGCAGTAGTAAGTGTTGTGGGGATACTATTCATTAGCGCGGCTAATGCCGTTGCACCAATACATGATGGTATTCAAATACAACAAACACCTAAACAATATGCAAAAGCCGTTCTACCATTACATGAATACAAATGCGCTCTAGAGCTATATACCAGGGAATCAAACTGGAGACCGGAAGCGAAGAACGGGCCGCATTATGGGATACCACAAGGTAGGTCTATATATTTAAAGACTGCTGATCCTATCCAGCAGGTTAAGTGGGGTATTAAATACAACAACCATCGCTATAATGGAATGTGTAATGCACTTGACCACTTCAAGAAATGGAACTGGCACTAATGGGTAGTAAGCATCTAGGCAGTTACAAGTGGAAGCAACAAAGGTTGCTAGTGCTTAGACGAGACTGCTACATCTGTGCGTATTGTGGTGAAGCAGCTAATGAGGTGGATCATATACAACCACGTGTGCTAGGTGGAACTGATGACCTAGATAATCTTGTGGCCTGCTGTCGCAGGTGCAATAGCAGCAAAGGTAAGCGTAGCGAAGCCCTTTTTTTAGGTCGGCAGTCTACCCCCCCTGTCTTTCAAGGCAATCTCTCTCCGAGAGCAGCCTCAGTCATTCCTGAGAACCCGTTTGTTACCGAAACCACACCCGTCATTAACTGATGACTACCAAAACCAAACCGCCCACCAGGGGGCTAAAGAAAAAACCGCTTGTGGGTGCGGTAAAACCACGCGTATGCACACCTTTCTTAAAGGGCGCATCTAAAGTAGGCGAGGTTGCAGAACTAGCTGAGAAGATCGGTATGCCGCTGCTCGATTGGCAGCTACTTGTCCTAGAGGACATGTTGCGAATAGATGCCAAGGGCGATTTCCGGCGCAAGACGATGGGATTGCTCATTGCACGTCAGAATGGCAAGACTCACCTGGCTCGTATGCTTATCCTGGCTCATCTGTTCTTATGGGATAGCAAAATGGTCATCGGTATGTCATCTAACCGGAATATGGCCTTAGATACCTTTAGGCAAGTGGCAAATGCAATTCTTGATAATGATTTTCTTAAAGACCAGGTAAAGCAGATTAGATACGCTAATGGCCAGGAGTCAATCACAACTCTCAAAGGCAATCGCTATCAGATCGTAGCTGCAACGCGAGATGGCTCACGAGGACTTACTGCAAACTTTTTATTTATAGATGAGTTGCGTGAAATATCGGAAGAGGGTTGGAAAGCAGCCAGGCCAACTACTCGCGCTACTGGTGGCCAGACTTTAGTTTGCTCAAACGCCGGAGATGCTTATTCAATCGTGCTAAATGACTTGCGTGAACGGGCTTTGTCATATCCATCGCCTACACTTGGTTGGTATGAATATAGTGCGCCGCCGCATTGCAAGGTTGATGATCGTAATGCCTGGGCTATGGCTAATCCTTCTCTCGGCTTCCTCATTGACGAGGAGACGCTGGAAGAAGCAGTAGCAACAAACCCTATTAACAACACGCGTACGGAGATGCTTTGTCAATGGGTTGATAGTATGTCCTCACCCTTCACAACTCAGATGGTTAGCGATACTTCTGACTCAACACTACAAATTACCCCAGGCGGCAATATCGTATTTGCGATAGACGTATCTCCATCAAAGCGATCCGGTGCATTATTGGCTGGTAAGTTAAATCAGGCCACAGGAAAGATAGAATTAGGGCTTATGCAGTTGTGGACTAGCGATGTCGCAATAGATGATCTAAAAATGGCGGCAGATGTCCACGCATGGGCGCAAAAGTTCAAACCGCGTGTAATTATGTATGACAAATACGCCACAGCTTCTATTGCTCAAAGATTGCAGCAATCTGGGCAGAAGTTAGAGGATTGCTCAGGCCAATCTTTCTACCAGGCTTGCGGTGAAATATTAGATGCGTTTGTAAACGTTCGCCTTGTTCACTCTGGCCAAAAGGAACTTACTGAGTCATGGTTTAGCGTTGGTGCTAAGACAAATGACGCAGGCTGGCGAATAGTAAGACGAAAGTCGGCAGGAGACGTAACTAGCGCAATCTGCTCAGCGATGATTGTCCATTACTTGACAAAACCGCAATCAACACCTCAAATATATGTTTGACACGCGTCTCGAATAATGAGACAATACTTGCCAACTAGGGTAAGGTTGGTGTATGGGTTTATTCTCTCGCTTTAGCAAGCCAGCAATAATCGAAGCGCAGTATGCACCGCCAGTAATGGCCGATACCTACCAATACCAAATACCCTATAACTTACTTTCAATAGATCGCATTAGCGCGATGTCTATCCCAGCTGTAAGTAGATGCAGAAATCTTATTTGCAACACTATTGGTGCAATGGAATTGAAATTAGAATTAAAGCGCACTGACGAATACCTGCCTAAGTTGCCTTGGATGGATCAACCATCACAGAACCAACCTTATGCAGTTACAATGGCTTACACAGTAGATTCACTTCTATTCTTTGGCGTGGCTTATTGGGAAATTACAGAAGTCTATGCAGACAATGGTTATCCGGCTCGTTTTAACTGGGTTGCTAACTCTCGCGTCATTCCTAAATACAACAAGACAAATACATTTATCGAAGGTTATCAAGTAGATGGCTCAGTGCGACCTATGTCCGGTATTGGAAGTTTAGTTACATTCCAGAGCATGACCGATGGCATTTTACAAACCGGAGCGCGTAGTTTGACCGCAGCTCTTGATCTCGACAGAGCATCTTCAATAGCAGCTGCAACACCAATGCCTTCTGGCGTTCTAAAGAACACAGGCGCAGACCTTGGCGAGAATGAAGTGCAAGGCTTACTAGCTGCGTGGCGCAATGCTCGTCAGAATCGCAGCACTGCTTATCTCACAAGCACACTAGAATTTCAACCTGCATCATTCTCACCTAAAGACATGATGCTAAATGAAGCAAAGCAATACATGGCAACCGAAATTGCAAGACTATGCAACGTGCCAGCGTATTACATCTCAGCTGACATGAACAACAGCATGACTTATGCCAACGTGCAAGATGAACGCCGCCAATTCGTGTCTCTATCTTTACAACCTTTTATCTCAGCAATCGAAGCGCGTCTGTCAATGAATGACATAACTCCATCAACACAAAAGATTTGTTTTGATTTGGAATCAGGATTCCTACGTGCTGACTCAATGGAACGCTTGTTAGTAATTGAAAAAATGTTGGCACTTGGACTAATTACAGTTCAGGATGCAATGGCAATGGAAGATCTATCACCAAACGGGAGTGCGACAAATGCAATTAACCTTCAGTAGCGATATAGAGTGCGATCAAGGCCGTAGAATTATCTCTGGCAAAATTGTGCCTTACGATGGCGAAATTGGCCAGACATCAGTAGGCGCGGTTGTGTTTGAACGTGGTTCAATACAACTTCCAGAACCAGGCAAGTCAAAACTATTATTAGAACACGATGCTAAGAAGCCAATCGGCAAAGCCGTTAACTTCAATGAAACAGCAGACGGCGTTTACGCATCATTTAAAGTCTCCAACACTAGCCGCGGAACAGACTCACTAATCGAAGCATCAGACGGCCTTCGTTCAGGGCTTAGTGTTGGAGTCGAAGTTCTAGCATCACAACCACGTAACGGCGTGTTGTATGTCCAATCAGCAAGACTATTTGAAACAAGTCTTGTTCAAGCAGCTGCGTTCGATTCAGCAGCAGTAACTAGCGTTGCAGCATCAGCGGCAGAAACCGAAGATGAAGCACTAACCGAAATCCCACAATCAGAAAGTGAGGCCATCTTGGATACTCCAGATGCCGTAGCACCTGAGGCTGTAGTAGAAACCCCTGCGGTTGAAGCCTCACGCCCAACAGTAACAGCAGCAATGTATACCGCTCCACGTATTGAACTCTCAAAAGAGAAGTTCCTAGAGAACACAGTTCGCGCAAAGTTAGGCGATGACGATGCACGTCAATATCTCCTAGCAGCAGCAAGCACAACAAACAACGCTGGTCTTGTTCCAACACGTCAGCTAACAGAAGTTATCAACCCACTTGCTAACGCAGACCGCCCATTCATTGACGCAATCTCTCGCGGAGTTTTGCCAGATGCAGGTATGACTTTTGAAATTCCTAAAATTTCAGCCGTTCCTACCGTAGCAGTTACAGCTGAAGCTGGCACACCATCAGAAACTAACATGGAAGATGCTTACCTATCAGTAACAGTTCAAAAGTTTGCTGGACAGCAAGTATTCTCAGTAGAAATCCTAGATCGTTCAAGCCCAGCGTTTTTTGCTGAACTTGTTAAGAACATGGAATTTGCATATGCAAAGGCAACAGATGCACGCGTTGCAACAGTAGTTGCAGCAGCAGCGACAGACGGCGGAAACCGCACAATGTCAGCAGCTAACCTTCTCGACTTCGTAGCAGATTCAGCAGTGTCAATCTACTCAGGCACACTTGGATTCGCACAGAACATCGTTGTATCTCCAGACCAATGGGGCGCAATTATGGGTCTTGTTGATGGAAACAATCGTGCAATTTATACTGCCACCCAGCCACAAAACGCTGGTGGTAACGCTGCACCAACATCACTACGCGGTAACATCAACGGCTACAACCTATACGTTGATCGTAACCTTTCAGGAACAGGCGATGGTTCAATCATCGTTGTTAACCCAGATTCATTTACATGGTATGAATCACCAACATTCAAGTTGGAAGCAGCAGTAATTGCTTCAGGTCAAATCAACGTTGCCTATTATGGCTATGGAGCCACGGCCGCGAAAGTGAACGCTGGGGCTTATAAGTGGATGGTTGCTTAATTAGCAACTAGCAAACGTGTTGAAGGGGCTTTGTAGCCCTTAGCCCCTTCAATTTTAATTAGAGAGGAAATCATGCCAGCAACATATGTAACACAAGCCGAACTGCGCAGCGTTCTAGGCATAGGCTCTCTCTATAGCAATGACGTAGTTGAAGAATGCGCACAGGCCGCTGAAAACATTATCAAGAGCCATCTATGGTTTAACAACTATTACGCAGCTGCTCGAAGCTTGCAAGATAACTTTGCAACACTTTATTTCCAACAACCTCATGGCATGTATGTTGGCCAGAGCGTAACTATCACTAATGCCGGTTCACCTTTCAACGGCACAAAGACAATTACTGAGATTAACGGCGCAGTTCAAGTATCTGCCCTTAACTACCAGAACTATTCTTTGACGGCTTATAACTATTCCATAACCTATGCAGCCACAGGCGCAGATCAGGTTAAGAACCCAATTCAACCGTTTGCCACAGTAGCTGCTGGCACAAACGTAGATTTTGCAACAATCCCAGAAATTAGAGAAGCATCACTTATGATTGCCGTTGATATTTGGCAAGCAAGACAACTTTCAAACGCTGGCGGTGTAAGCCCTGATGGATTTACTCCCTCACCTTACCGACTCGGGAACACGCTCCTCGCCAAAGTCAGAGGTCTGATTGCGAATTACTTAAACCCAAGTGGACTAGTCGGATGACAGTTGCCGTCACAACTCTCCGTTCTACCATTGCAACGGCTTTAAGTAATCCGGCGGTATGGCAGGTATTTTCTTTTCCACCTGCCTCACCGCTGGCCAACAGCGTTGTTGTAGAACCTGATGATCCTTATATTGTGCCAAGCAATAACCAACATATAACTATTGCACCACTGGCTAACTTTAGAATTAAACTTTATTTACCATTACTTGACAATCAAGGCTCACTTGCAAGCATGGAAGATTTTATTGTTGACGTGTTCACCAAACTAGCGGCATCCACGCTAAACTATAACATTGGCTCTGTGTCTGGTGTGTCTGTTGACTCAACAGCTGGAGACCTTCTCACAACGGAAATACGTGTGAGTATCTTAACGAGTTGGAGTTAATATGTCCGATCATCTAACACCTGAGGATTTGGCTTTCTTGAAGAAGATCGGTCAAATCAACACCACCCCAAAGGCACCAGCCAAGAAAGACGAGGAATAAACAATGGCAATTTTTCTTAACAACAAAGTTGGCTTTAAGGTTGCAACAGTTGATCTATCAGATCACGTTACAGCTTTTACATTAAACCGCCAAAGAGATCAACTAGAAGTAACTGCAATGGGAGACACAGCCCACAAGTTCGTAGGCGGACTTTCAGCTGACACCATTACAGTAACATTCTTAAATGACACAGCAGCAGGATCAGTTCTTGCTACTCTGCAAGCTGCTTACGGCACAACCGTAGCGTTTACAGCAATTCAAGATAAGTCAGCTGCAACATCAGCAACAAACGTGCTTTACTCAGGCACAATTCTTGTTGATAACCTAACAGACATTAACGGCGCAGTAGCCGATGAAGCGATGATTGACATCACTTTTACCTGCAACAGCGCAACTTCATACGCAACAACAGGCACATTCTAAACAACTAACAGAAAAGGGCTAACATGGCAAAGTTAAGAATAGTAAGGGTGGATGGTAGCGATACCACTCACACAATCACACCAGCAATAGAGTTCGCTTTTGAAGTCTATGCAAAGAAAGGCTTACACAAAGCCTTCCGAGAGGATGAGAAACAGACTGACGTATATTGGTTAGCCTGGGAATGTATCCGTAGATCGGG